GCTCCCTGCTAACTAAGTTGGATTAGGATTCACATCCAGTCCAATTTAGCCCCGCTGGTGAAGCGGTCCATCCACTCTTTAGACATAGGGAGTGGGGCCTATCACTGGCTTCGAGCGATACCCCTCGTCTCACATCTAAGTGAGCGAGGGCGCCCAGTCGAGCAGATCTGCGATGCCATGGAAATAATTCTCCATGAATCGTTGATGCTGATCGAAGCAATTCAGAGTAAGGAAGGCATTGCATCGCTTTACGCGCTGCACTGACACTGCCTGGGTCGTTGTCCTCTGCTGAAAGCCAGGTTGGCTCCTCAACAGGGGGTTCAACAACCCCTGAATTGTCCTGTACTTCACTCTTCGTTCCACTGGATTTGACTCCAATTGAACCGAATAGTGGGATTGATCCCTGTAACCAGAGATCAATGCCAGCTCGTCTGCATAGAAGAGATTCATCATCGCTTCGTGCAGAAGGCGTACGGCCGAGACGTATTGTGAGTTCCTTGATTTCGTCCTGAATATATCCAGGTTGAAAAGCTCGGAGCAAAAATCCGTCCAGGTTGCTGGGTGTATCGTTTTCCTTGCGACTTCGAGTTCGAAGTCCCCTAACACGATATCCATGTATCTTGCTGTCGTAGGACAATCCGTCACTACGTACAAACGAGATGAAATGGAGCACCCCAATGGGGTAACGTGATTGAGGTATACGAGCTTTGATTCGTAAGGAAATCTCGTCTCTGAGGTATTGGCATGCATGCCACAATCCTTTCATGTAAAATGTATTGGATAAAGCAACGTATGCCACCTTATGAGACGCGACACGGAGAGTGCCGGTATCGTCCCAATGGCGAACATACGCAGGCGTAACATTTACGCCCTTGTAGTAGTCGCCACCACAAGACTCTCGAAAGAGCCCTGTAAGGAACGATTTGTCACGATTGACTCTCAGACCAAAGTCTTCAAGTCTTTCAATGACGACCGGAGCCACCGAACTATTTACGATAATATCATCACCGTAAATAGCGACGTCTCTTGCAATATTACGCAAAAGGCGCCTGGATGGTACTCTACCTGATAACTCTACCAAAGTATACATTACGATGGTAAAGAACACCATAGATTCTATGGGAAAGCAGTTAGCTGACCCCATTGAGGCAAATTTCCTCAAAGGAATTATGGTACCGTCAGGCATCTTGGCTCTCGTTGACCTACAATCCTCAATGAATTTAAGGAAAGTAGGGCAAGGACCTCTAAAGATGCTTCTAACAAGGTCTAGATCGACCATGTCGGATGCATCCTTAAGATCTATGGTAGCTAAGCTACCATCGATACTGCCAAGCCGTGCAAGATCGTTATTAACGGACTGGTCCGTAAAACGGATGGACTTGAAACCGAATCTCTTCGATTCCAAGTACACCATCAGGGGCTTAGCTATACTTTGCTGCATTAGCATCATATAGCTCGGCTCAACTGATATCGTACGCGGAGTTTTGAGGGTTTTAGGGACTTGAACAACCCTTACGGGGAGTTCCTGCTCTTCCGTGTGGAAGTTGATACCCATAAGGGCATCAGAATCCTCACGTAGAACAGCGTGGTACGAAGCTGGAAAACTAGTTTCAGCTCGTACCGGCCAGGACCTGACAGAGTAGCGCGAATTGCGTTTCTCTCGTTCAGATGTAGCTCCGATCCCAAAGATGCCCGGATGACAATATAATGTCTCCGAGAAATCTTCAAGATCAGACCATAGATACCCACAGATACTGGTAAAAAGACCAGCATCCAGAGGTCGCTTATGGCTACGCCAGTCCACCTCTCGATCATTGGTTATGTACCTTTCGTAGGCAGCCTTGATACGCTGCTTCGAACAAGGTAGCTCGACCTTCTTAAAAAGGCGAGTTACTTGTCGAATTGCAAATATAGCATCTACGTCCGGTTCGTCCAAGATCGAACCATCGCTAGAGAAAACACGTCTGAAGAAACCTTGCAGCAATGCAGGGAGACTTCCACCGCGTTTCCATGGGCGAAAGCCCACGAAATCGTTAGGTGTGAGATGTCCGACAGCTAAGCCTTTCAGCAAAGCATCGTCGAGTCGGGGTAGAGTAATCGTAAGAAAACTCATCCCTTCTTTCTCATAGCGGCTACAGATTTCTCTGTAGTCCAAGTCGATGGTGTCTGTCAACTGCAGTCCTACGTCGAGTAGGACCCGTTGAAGGAGCATGGTCGGTTTTTTCATCACTTCCCTTTCAAATCTTAGGGTGTGGTGAGACCGTACGTATGCTATGAGCCTTACAGCTCTCCGCCCAAAAGCTTATCCCGATTCGCATTGGTAAACCAAGCGATGATCGCGGCAGTAAGATAGCCGAGTTCAGTATCGGAAAAGCCCCAAGTCGGCTCGTCAACGACGATCATTACGGAGCTTGAAATCTCCTTGTTGATCGCCGAGATCGGGTCGGCCGCAATCTTCTTCTGCGTGAGGCGAACCTCACGCCGGCGACGATTGCTGGTCTTGTTCTGTCGAACATCGAACTGAAAAGTTCCATCCGCAGTGGTAAAAGTACCAATGCGATCGGGCGCAGTCGTCCCCTGACGGGGCATTGACTGTGCTACCGAGTTGACAGTAACAGATTGTGGGTCGGTAAACATACGTAATCTCCTATTCCATCTAAAGGGAATGAATGTTTAACACCATTCATTTTGACGCGTTTCACAACGAGTCACATCATGGTACCGCCTAATGCGGCCAGGATGCCCGCTTGACCAGGAGATAAATCCCCTTCCGTCAAACCGAAACCAAAAGGTGAAGCTCCAAGTCGACATTTCAAAACTTCGACTTTGAGTCTTCTGGCAGTGATAGCGGAACCAGCCCCATTTTTGGACTGGTACACACCTTGAGTCCCGATAGATTCGATTGTAAGCTCTTTTTCGCGCATAATATACGCGTAATCGAACCACACTCGATCGGCTATGTTATCACTTATGGCATCGAACATGTTGCCAAGGGTGCTAAAGTAGCCTTCTAGCCAGGTCCAAGGTATGACGTTATAAACGGCCGAAGGACTAAGTTGTAACCCGAGAATTCGGCGTTCCATGTTAGCCTTCCAACCATCATCGCGTGGGCCAGGTGGTAGCACATAGTGCGACTTCCCTGCACACCACACGTTAAGATGGTACCGTTTCATGACAGTTGACGTAGCTTTGGGCCCACCGTAACATTGTGATACGTGTAAGGGCCTTAAAGCTGGATGGTTATTGGTAGTGTATGTTCTATTGAAAATACTACTACCATTACCATTTCGGTCATTGCCTTCAAAGGCAAGATACCTACGTCGCCTGACACCTCTGCCTTCGTCACGAAGCATCTGTTTGAACCGCTTTTTGCGATTCGCGAAAGCTCTCACGAATGAGAGTGTATCACGAAAGAGAGGTAGCCAACCAAATTGCAATGCAAGATGGTAGCGTCCCAATCTGTTCATTACAGAATACCTTCGGTGCCTCCTCATTCGCCGAAACATCTGCTTAAAACGCAGCTGTAAGGCCCGAGGGGCACTCCTTAGCTCTGCAAGGGCAACAACAGGTGAGAAATCTGGAAGATCCGGTTTAAGAGCAGCATACGCTTGAGCACCATATGACATGGTGTTCTCGGTAGTCTCCTCTGTATTCGGATCAGTACCGAAGTACCCAGTATCCCACGCTGAAGCGCCTAACAGATCGTCCTGGTCGGTCATATAATATGCACCGACATAGGCTTTTCCAAGCCCAGAACGATATGTTGTCGCGAAATCACCACTCCATGTGGTGGTTCGCTTCCGCATGAGCCAAGGACCGCCCGTGCGGTATTTCCCGTCACGGGATCGTTTGTGATTTTCACTAAAGTTACAGCCGGCACGTAAGAAAGAACGACCCGAATAAACACCACCAGGTGGGTTATCCGGGTTTGTCCAATCATAGTACTGGCCCATAACGTCTACGTGCTCTTCTTGCACGAGATAAGTGAATTCACTCACGATACTTTCCTTTTGGTTGGAGGGTCCCATCTCGACACGGTGTTAACCGAGATTCTGCAGCACAGACACCCGTTGACGGGTGGGGGCCGTGAGGC